TGATTTGTATTCAAATCAACTAGATCTACATCATTGAGTATTCCAGAACCGAAAAGTTCAGCAACGAAACAATGGTATTTTTGGTTTGACAGAGCTAGCATATAGTGATATACTGCGCAACCACTGTTAACATCTGGTAACTTCTCCCAGGGAAACTTCGGAATATTTTCCTTGTTTTCTGAAAGAGAACGTCTGACTATTGCGTCTACTAAGGAAGGACATATAAGAGGAAAAGGATTTCCCGATTCAATTATATGTGCCTCTTGTAGTTTCTCACCAGCAGTACTTATTTTCTTAACAAGATTATCAAGTACCATCAACCTAAGTAAATTACGGAATTCCGTAGTTACTTTAAGGTTACCAAACAAGTTTAAGTCCGGGTTGTTAAATCCCTTATCCCTAAGAGCCTTGTATAGCGGTAATATTAAGCAACTGAGAACTTCATCTGGGTATATAATATCATTTACTACGAGAGTTTTAAATAATATTGTCCAAGCTGGATATTTCCATTTTGGTACTCCAGATTTTTTCTTTAAGTCAACCATTTTCTTAAACAAAATATTAAAGTCGAACTGTTCAGTTCTTTCATTAATATGAAGGATTAGACTTGTTATATCTAACAAGTTTTCATCCAATGCTAAGCAATTACGCGCTGAAATTCGGCTAACGTCTTTGCCTAAGTTGACATTTCTAGAAACATATTCCATACAAAGGTTTTCCGAAGTAGGGATTTTTGTTTTAGAAAGGTTGATCGGTATATCTAATTCTGTATACAGTTTTAGAACAAAACCATCAGGATCATGGCATCCCATGTCATCCCCAACTTCTGCCCACAATTTGCTGTTATCTTCAATCTTATAATGGGTCACATATATGTAATCCATTAAAAGACATGATGTCAATTGAGCAATTTGGAAGGACCCTCTGGTCCCCATTCCTTGCCCTCTTGAATATCTTATGGTTTGTGTCGAATCCTTCACAAACCAAGGACATTTAACAACTAATTCCATCCAACATTTTGCAATGTCGGAATTGTATATATTTCTATATACAATCTCTTGTAATTCAACAGGAAATCTGTCAGTCCAGTTACTACAATCGTAGAACTTATCACCGACTTTTAACCGCTCAAACATTCTTTT